ATGAAAAGAAATCAGCCTGATCAATAGCCGTTCGTTCAAAAACATTACGTACAACTTTTCGGATAGTAGCATTTTGTGATTCTGGACTCATTGCCGGGGCATAGGACAGATATTCAGAACGCTCTTCAGGAGTAGCAGCACCTGTTGCGATTTTAGACTCCAATTCAAAAAACCGCTTTCTCCGCGTCCCTTCCATTTTCTGCAAATCAGTTTGCATAATGGATTGGTCAGACTCCAGTGAAATCATCTGCCATTGTTTTTTCAGCATCTGTGCAACCCTATATAAATAGTCAGCCGCCGAAGCACTTACTTCTATTTTTGTATGAATATCATCAGCGGTTCTTGCAGAAAGAATAATTTTTCTCTTCTCTGGGTTTTTGAACATTGCATCACCAAGCAGTTCGTTTGCTTGTTTTGCGCCTACGAACGCCCCGTCTTTAACAAATGATTTTGTAAGGGCACTCAATCCCTCGATTGCCGATCTGACTTCCTTCATAGCATCGGCGTTGTTTTTCAGAACCGAATCCCACAATCTTACATTCGCTCCAATTTTCCCGCCATCAGCAGTCATCATTGCCGGGAAGGGATCAATCATATCAATCCATCGGTCGCCGAACTCTTCCACTACCGCCTTTATCTTGTCGTTCAGAATGTCGCTTTTTGCCAGATTAGAGAATAGCTTCTTAATCTCTCCGACCCCAACCTCTTTGCTCATCTGTGCATATCCGGCTATACTTTCCCATTGGTCGGCAATGCCTTTAACGCGGCCATCTTGCAAGTCTGCTTCAAATTGTTTGTGCGCATCCCATTCGCTCAGGGTCTGTCTGACTTCTTCTGGCAAAGCTTCTCTAATATCTTCTTTTGTGGCTGTGTCACCCTGCTTCGCTTGCTCTGCTTTTTCTTTAATCAGCGCGTCTATTACAGGCTCCATCTTGTCTGACATTGCTCTGATTCTTTCACCAGCAGCAATAAGATTTGCCGCATCGGTCAAGTAGGTTTCCATCTGATATTCAAGGTCTTTCTTTACCCCATCAAATGTCCCCCTGCGATGTTCAGCAATGCCCCTTGATTCGCTTATCATGTCGGTTACAGTTTTGAACTCTGCCGGAATATCGCGGTCAAAATCATGGAGCATCGGGAAATAGTTGTCCCTGATCGCGGTAAATCCAATGTTCAGAAACGGTTCCAAATCAACCAGCTTCTCAGCAATGTCGTTTGACACCCGCTTCCATTCAGTCATAAACCGCTCTGCGTCTTTAGGCATAACATCAGGCGGTCGCGCCCCCGGATAATCTTGTTTATATCCATACCATTGAATTACAGCCAGCCGCTCTTCGGGTGTCCATCCATCAAACAGGGGTTTTAAAGCCTGATAAAAACTGTTTTTCAGTTTATAGGCCTCAGACTGCGCCGCTTCTACTCTTGCATCGGGCTCGACTCTGGCTGTCTGTTCTACAGGGGCTTGCTCTACAGCAGTAGCCTCTTGGGGGGCTTCTTTGACCGGCTCCGTCACCCGTATTCCCGCACCATAAATTGCCTCAAGCCGAGCCTCTGCGTCTCTTGCGGACTTGTTCGCAACCCTAATAGCCCCTGCCGCCGCATGAATGTCTCTGCCGATAGTAGATTCAGAAGGTATCTTCTGCTCTTTAAGTATGCCATAGACTCCGGCAGTGTCGCCTTTGTGGATTAAATTGCTCAATACGGATGGTTCATCAGGTGTTCCAAATACCTGCCTGATTCTTTCTCTGGCATAGTCTCTGGCAAAACTTGCCCGTGTTCCTGCCGGGTCAGCAGAGGGCACCTTCTTCAAATAGTCATTTACCTTTTTGTCTATAGTCTTCGGCGGTTTTTTTATTAGCCGTATTCGATAGGACTCAATCGCTTTATCTAATCTTTCTCCCGCAGTCCGCATCTGCTCACCAGCGGCTTCGATACGTTCATTTTGTACCATGACTGCCGCTTCAAGTTGCCGGCCTTGATATATATCAGAGGCCATTTGACGCAATACCGGCTCTCGCTGTTCACCGGTCGGGAATCTGGTATAGAGCTCTGCCATCATGTCGTCCGGGACGGTTCCTTTTGTAGTGACTTCCAGCCCTGCAAATCTTACTAGTTCTGTGTCAGTCAACTCTTTCAGGTCGTCCGTTCTGCTCGCCTCCCGCTTTTCAATTCGTGCTTGGTCTGCACTGAATGCGGTCGAAAGCACTTCCCGTAATTCGTCTGGGGTTTTTGCATTAGCGACGCTGTCCCTGAACTTCATTTGAACCCGTTCATCTGCCGTTTGTTTTATGTCTGCCTGTGACCCGCTTTTTTCAATTTCAGCAAACAGCTTAACCATTTCTGGGCTCATGCGGTCTCTGAGCAGGGTCGTGGTTCTGGCAGAGAAAAACCCGTCACTTACGAGCGAAGGCACTATGGCAAGGAATTTTTCTCTTGCGGTCATATCGCTTCCAAGAATGTCTTTATATTGCGTCGCGTATGAAATCCCGGTATTGAGAGCAAAGTCAAAGACTACGGTTGAAAACTTGTCCTCCCACCATCCACTAAACGCTGGGGTCGCCATGTAAGCAAAAGTTACTAGCCCCGTCTTCACTCGTTCATCGAAAGTTCCGTGAGTAAGTGCCGCCCTGACCGCTCCATAATGTGAGGCTTGCCAAAGTCTTTCTGCCATCACTCCGTATTTTAACGCTTCAGTGCTACTGGCTCCAGCCTTTAAAGCAACGGTCTCGCCTAACTTTCCGAACTTGCTCACCACTTTTTGAGTGCGCCACGGAGCAGAGCCCGTGATAGTCTTCATTGCCATCAGATTTACAAATAAGTCTGCGCCAGAGCGAGACACGACTGAAAATAACTCTCTGGCAAGTGATGGGTTATATCCTATGCGCTCCTGTTTATACGCTGTCTGGATTTGTTCTATTTCCTCTACGGCAGATTTGAACTCTTCCCCTGTAAGCGAAGCAACACTTTGCCCCGTAATTCCTCCCTGTACTACGATTTCCTCAAATCCGCCCTTGATCTGAAACGCGGAGGCCAGTGCTCCATAAACCGTCTTGACTGCCGCAATTCCAATATCTTCCGCTATCTCATACGGGGCCTCTATCCATGATGCACGGGCATACTTGTCTCTTTCTTCCACGGCCTTCTGATTATAACGCTTCATCCAATCGCCAGCTTTGGTTTCGCCCAACCCGGCAGACGACATCATAGACTGCACATAATTACTCATGTATGCCTCGAACCCCCAAAAAGCCCGCTTTACCGGCGAATCTATTTCTGACGGACGGTAGGTTTGCTCGGCCTGTTTCGTCTGCCATTGAGACAGTATTTCCTTTTCATCCGCAGTCCCGTACTTGGAAATTTTTACCGCCTCATAATCCGCATCAGCCAGCACTTTGCCGGACTCAATTTGAATGGCGTTTCTGATATTGCCTCGCATTTCAGATTCGTCTTTTGCGGGAGCGGACATGAAGTGCGACACATAGGCAGACGGATTTTGCCGCGCCTGTGCAAGAAGCATCACCTGCGGGTTCTTCGGGTCATCCAGAAAAAACCCGTGCTCCTGCCGGTATCTGTTCAATCCAGAAGCCAAAGCCCCCTTATCAGTCACTCCTGCGGCGATCTGCCGCCCTATCCAATCTTGTCTTAACATGTTACTCCTGATTCGTTCTCTCAAGTACTTCATCAATCAATGCTCCGTCAGGGTCAATCAACGGCATAATTCTTCCTGCGAGCTGCGGAGCACTCATCATAGCTCTAAGCGTTTCCTGATTTTCCGTGTGGCGTTTTCTCAATGGAGCCATCGTGCCGTCAAAAATATCCTGAGCCTCTTTGGGTGTCAACTTCTTGTCTTTCTTCGCCTCATTATAGAGTGAAGCCGTCAGCAATAAATCTCCGAAATATGTTGTATGCCCGTTAGGAATAGAACTCATATACGCATCTGCCTCTTCAAGGAACCTGCGAAGATTCGGGTCTTTAGGCGTTAAATCAACTTCTCCAGACCACGAAGTATCAACTCCCCAAATAAGCGGTCGCTTCCCCGTTCGCTGTTTCAACGGGGTTCCCTCACCGTCTTTTGCAATCTCGCTGTACCTGATTTTGGCTTCCGGCGAGTTTAATACCCAGTCCACTAAGAAAGCCTTTTCTTCGGGAGAAGCGTAGATTTCATCAATCATTCTGAAGGCATCTTGGTACGTCGGGCGCTTCGCCCAGCGTTCCAGCGATTGCCACGGAGTCCTTAAGTTAGTCCTTTTGCCGAAAAACGCCAACAGCTTCTTATTCTTTTCTTCGTATTGAGCCCTCTTTTCTGGCGGTAACGAAGCAAGGTTGTCCTGTACTTTAGCGTTTACTACCGCCCTTACTCCATCGCCAAACCCAAGTCCAGGATATTGCGCGTCCATATGCTCGGCAGTAGCAAGCGCGGCATCTGGAAGCAACTCTCCGCTTTTCACTTGTTTTAATATGTTGGAGACCTGATCTGCCGCGTTTCGAGCAGTCGCATTTACTATCCGATCTCTCGTGGCGTCAACAGCTTGCCTCATTCGGATAGCAAGCGGGCCGGTAATCAACCCCGATTCTGTGTCCCGCTGTAATATCTGCGACGCATTTTCGGCATCAGAAACCGTCTCAATAGTAGCCAGAGAGATTTCTTTGGCGTTCCAATAAGTGCTGGCTTGCATGGTCTTGATTTCGTTTTCACTGAAGCCATGATCTACCAATGAATCATAGACTCTACTCGCGGACGCTAAATCAGTAGCATTTCCTGAAAGCGCATAATCGGTTAAAAGTCGGTTTGACTCTGCTTTCGCTTTTTCACCCTGAAACTTCTTATTAAGTTCCTTAGCGGTACGAGTGTAGTACAACCGGGCGTCTTCTGGCAGAGAACTAATAGTGCTCAATGCTTCATCAAGGTTGCCCTCGCCGGCCAAATCGATAGCCGCCTGAACTTTTGTGCTATCTTCTAGCTTCTTCTCAGCGACTTTAAGCTTTGCGTTATAAGCTGCGACATCATCTGGCCCAAGCACTTGGTCTTCTTCCAGCCCGCGCACAAGTGCTTTTGCACCAACAAGATCACCGGTGTCCAACATCAGATTGAAGTTCGTATCAATCCGTTCATTGTTTTTCTTGATCGCGTATAAGTCTCTATTTCCAGTGTGCTTGGCCCTTGCTAATGCCTCTAGCTTTTTTATCTCAAGCCGCAAATGTTCTTGTGTCTCTGGGCTTGCTCTGTTTGCCGCCTCCCTCATAGACTCGAAACTAGACTCTATCGTTGGAATTATGGAGCCATCCCACTGTTCAGCCGGAACGTTGTTTTCTACGTTTGTCCGATATAATGAATCTAGCTTGGTGTTGAGAAGCGCATATTGTCCATCAACTTCCGATGAAGCCAGCCGGTCGTTTTGCTTCTTTTTCTTTTCTTGTATCTGTGTCGCCAGTTGCATCCCTTTTTCACCCAAACCCTGAACGACCTGCCCAACGCCAGCCAGCGCATCCCACGGAGCAGAAGCGGCCTGCATTGAGCCTCTCGGCTGTGATTGCGTCTGCGGTGAAACTTGCCGGTTGTAAAAAGGTATCGTTGCCATAAATTATCCTCCTTTGCCTGCCTAGTCTTTAGTCTCAGCAGCACTCATAAGTGCGCTACCTACCCCAGACAGAAGCGTAGCACCCGCCCCAATGGTCCCAGCCGTCGCCGCTTGCTTCCCTGCATACTTGTCGAGTGTTGCCTGCGAACGAAGGGCAGAAGACTCTAATGCGCGGTTTCTCTGTGCGTTTAAAATGTCCAGTTCCATTATCCCAGCCTGTTCAGCCATCACCAGAAGCGGGGTTCCCTCTGTAATAATTGCCCCTGATTTAGCAAACCCTGCCCGCTGAGAAGCCTGAAGACGCTCTTTATCCTTACGCATCTGTAGAGATTCAGCGTGTGCCTGTTGCTCTTTGGCAATCGCTTCATTTTCTGCAAGCTTGGCGTTGTAGTCTGCCATAGCCTTTTGCGCCTGCCCGGACTGGTACTTCCCGTATGCAGAAATCCCGGCCCCTACAACAGTAACTATTGTTCCAACAACAACCATGCTCATTGGAAAATCTCCTTCCTTTGTATACGCGGAAGCTGTTCGTATGTATTACATACCAGCTCTTTTTCAAATTCTTCTGTAAATTCCGCGTGGCCATTTGGATTCAAGTACACGTTTGCCCACTTAACATCTGTTAGGGCGTAGGCGGCTCTCTTGCATCCAGCGGGGGATATTACGACTTGAGGAGCAGACATCATTACAAGACCACCATCTTCTGTGATAATGGCAATTGTCCCCATCATTAGGAAGCATGGGTTCTCGCGTAAATATATCTTGCCAGTCAACAGCATTCCAGCAGGAATGAATATCTCTCGGACGTACATCCCATCACAAAACTTGTGAGTCAGCGGCATAATCTCGTTATCACCCCAAACCGCATTCGGCTGTGCCGCAAGTGCATCCTCAAAGCCGACAATGAACTCCCTGCGCTTTTCAGGCGTGTCAAGATGCGGCGGCATCGGCGGTGCTAAGTATGTTCCATCCATCACGAATTTACCTCCGTCCAAGGAATCATTGCTATCACGGTCATCGGTAACGGTTTGTCCTGTACAACGTAGCAAGTATGTAACAGCTTCCACTGATTATTAAAGTTAATTGTTTTGTCTCCTGAATATAATGGCACTTGAGCATCCAATGCGTCAACCGTTCTTCGGAATTTGATGGTCTCAAGATGGTTTAAATCCTGTCCGACTTTGGCGTGGAGGGTGTCTTTAAACCGTAATACCGCTCTGAATAAGCCTTTGTGTTTTCCCATGGGTTGCTGGAGCTCTGCGGATGGCTCAATGTAAAGCGGAGCCATTGTGGAGGTGTAGGGGATCCCCACGACGACCCGGTCGCCTGTTCTGGAAATGACCAGCTCCCCGCCATCTACCACCCCTTGCGGCTCCACCATGCCGTCAATGACAATTTCAACCGTCTCTCCTTCAAGATAGTCTAACCCGGTGAGTGTAGTAGAGGCAGGGCTTTCAAACACTGTATAGAGGTCCGAACCGTTCCACTCTGTCTCTACATCAGTCCCCCATTCTCTGGGGTCAAATACCGCTAAATACCTTTTTACCGTCTCATCAACAGTAATTTTGACTGTCACATAAATTTCATCTTCAGCGTTTTCTTTCGGAAGGACTGCAACACTTTCAAACTCAAACCGGTCGTTTAACCACCGTTGCCATCCGGTTACGTCCTGATCCCGCTCGTAGGTCATTGGAATCATCACCCCGTCTTCTCTCAGGCACACCATCATATTGTCAGGCTGTTGGACGTACTTCGCTTCAACTATACCAGTCTCTGTAATGTGCTCTGCAAGGATTGTCATGTCCGGTGCAACGTAGTCCATTGCGTCTACGTTGTAAACAAACTCTCTGACCTTCCGTCCCTGTCGCATTACAAAAAGAACCGCAGAGTTGACCATCACGCCCTGAAGATCGTTGCTCCCGTAGGTGGTCTTTCGCTTTAAGCTGAACGCCGTAGGGGTTACTGGTTTATTATCACTCTCTGCTTCCAGTGCCCATTCAGCAGAACCGGTCCCGATGATGAGGCTATGCTGACTTACCAGCCATTTGATTTCATCGTTGGTTGTTGAGTTGATGGTCAGCGTCATAGCCGCATCATCAAGGTCCGATTGTCTGAAATTATTGAAGTCGTCAATCGCGGATAGCCACAATGTATTAGGCTTGTTCAGTGTGCTCCCGTATATCAGGCGACTCTCATGCAGCCCTATAACAGACGGATGCCCTCTATAGTCAGACCATGCTCCTTCGCTCCACCACTTCGTCGCAGTGGTTGCTCCAATATCTCTGATCACATTGCAGGTTGCAGAGGTAGAACTTGCTACGGCTGTGATTTTCACTACGCCGGTAAAGTATGCCTCTTGAATAGTCAACTCAAACTTGCCCGCTGTACCGTCTGACTTCACTGAATAGTATACGTCATCTTCGTCTTCAGTAAATACGGCATCCACGTTTCTGCCGTTGAGGTTATAGCTTCTGAACATCTCCCACGTCGTCCCGTCAGGAGACCTCCAAAGAACGATTTCTTTGTCCCCCCACGTCCCCGTAGTTGTAAAGCTGAACTTTGTGCCAGCATCAATCTTAATGCTGTTTGTGGTGTCTGTAGGGGCGGTTGTGGGGGCTGTGGTCGCGAAGGCTGTCGTAAGTCTTGTCGTGGGTCGGACATGCCGAATCTGCCAGTAGGAGCCTACATGGTTGGCATCAAATGTGGCAGACGATGCGGTCAGGGTTTTGTCGTCGCCGGTAGTAGCAGAACATGCCAACGTCACGGCGGTGATATTCTCATCCAAAAATGCCGGGAAGGTGAAGCTCTCTTCCGCCAGCGTCCAGCTCGTACCTGCGACATTATTCCTGCTCAACCGCTGGATCGGATAATCCGGGTGAACAAACCACATCACATCAGCACTCTGGACATACCTCAACCCGGCAACATCTGCAACGCCCCACGGGGTAGCAACCTCTACCGCCGCCGCAGGACTTCCCGTAGTGACCAGTTCCCCGTCAAGCCAGAACCGAATGTATTCATCACCAACCTCCAGAATAAACGTCTGTTCCGTCGAGAAAACAAACTCTACCAGCCGGACTTTGTCATTTTCTTTGGTCTCCCCAAGATACTTTAAAGCAGGCCGTCGAGTTGCCCCGCCATAGGGAAGCAACTGAAAGTTCTCTAAAACAAGGCATCCGCTCGCATATTTCTTGAGGTCGTTTCTGGCATAAAGATATGGAGTAATTTCCCCCGCATTGAAGTTGTTAATGACGGGCGTATTAGCCATGACTTACATCCCAAGTTCTTTGCGTTCTTTCCAGTATTTCGACTTTGTTCCGAGTCCTTTAATGGACTGTCGCTTTGCTTCGTCAGAGATTTTCGGCCGGCCAATCACAGAAGGCTCTGGCTCTTTGAAGGACGGCTTGGACACGACCACCGTGGCGGGGATGTCTTTAATCAATTCGTCTGGCACGTTGCTCAAATGGCTTTTCAGCCCAAGACTTTTGGCAAGCTCTTTTGCGTTTTCTCCGCGAATCGCGGCGAGTTCAAATACTTTCATTGGTCCTCCTTAGATGGTTCCATAATCTGTTTGCGAGAATGTTCTGTGCCCGGTAATCCCGTACAATCCGCTTCCGTGCGATGCTTCAAGCCATTCGCTGTCAATCGCCGGGAACTCGTTGCCTTCAATCGTGTTCGCCCTCTTCGCTTCCGGCATAATCATTTCGTTGTATTCGTTCATCAAATCTCTTGCCAAAAGCCGGTTTTCGGTCAGCGGATAGCAAAGCTTGATAGCCAGATTCGTGTAGAGCGCAGAGATAAACAGCGGGTCAGCGGTACTCAAGTCCTCCATGTTGCAAACGTAAACCATGTACAGCGTTTCATAGTTGGTGAGAACCGCCCTGCCTTCGATGAACCATTCAGTATTCAGCCTCAATGATCTCCATTCGGACTGATTCGGAGATACGTCTAATGGCTTCAGGCAGTCTGCAGGGAGTTGAAATTGATAAGAAAAACCAAAAACAGGGGTATCGCTTTTCAGCGCAAGAGCGACCCGCTTCTTGGCGCAGTTCCATGGGTGAGCGCGCAAAACTTCTTTCAGCGCAACGTCGTAAAACTTTGAACAGAGGTTGGCTTCTTTTGGATAATCCGGGTCTTCGGAAGAAGGGATGGACGTAATTTGTGCCGCTTCATTCCCGACTTTGGCAAGTGCCAGATTGCAGACTTGAACGGGTGTGTACATTCACTTCTCCTTTAAAAGAAGGGGAGGTTTGCAGTCCCTCCCCAAACAGGTTACATATCCGTAACCACGAGGATGTAACCGGCCAGCGTTCCGGAATCCCAGTTCGTCTGAACTGTTCCGACAATCTGCTTTCCAGAAACGTCCACTGCCGCGCCCTGATAATCAACAGTGCCTGCGGAAACCACGGAAGCACCATCAATGATCGAGTCAGGATCATCAGTTACGCCGATGTCAATGCTCGCCGTTCCGCCCATCGCACTATTCGTAAGATGAATAGCAATCAGGTCGGTGTTCGCAGGCATGACTTCGCTGAACACGAGGGAATCCGCTGCAGCAAAGTCACCGGAAAAACTTACCGGAATTGCTTTCACGTTACCCATGTATTCATGAGGCCGACTGATCGTAGTCAGCCGAGTCGTTACGATTGCATTGGTTTGATTAGCCATATTTATCTCCTTTGGTTAGTGATTAGGCAGGACTCTGATCGCAAGGAACCAGCCATACTTTGGCTTCTTCCATACGAACCGCACCAAGACCCATCTTGATATAGGCATAGTAGTTGAACCCTTTGTCCGCACGCTTGTCGATTTCTGCCGTCACTTCCGGCGCGATTTCGAGCATCAGCGAGTCAGGCATAAAGGCAAAACAAGCGCGAATATCGGTACTGTCATAGTCCGTTGCAGTGCCGGTAGAGGTCCACGCATCATCCGTGTCAACCCCGGTTCCTGCTGTATTCAGGTACGGACAGTTGTTCATGACAACAATCGTCACGTCCATGAAGTTTACAATCTGCGACCCAGCCTGAGCCTGAGCAAACTTGTAATACCCGCTGTTGATGAACTTGTCATCATTGTACAGCTCAAGGTAATACTGCTGAGGACTCATCACCATGACCGGCTTCGGCCCGTACTCGATGTCAACATCAGCACTAGCCAGCGAGTCCTTGAGCGCAAGGAATTTCGCATAGTTCATGCCAGCGTTGCCGCTCGTTGCACCAGTCGTTACCGGAACAACATTCGAGGTGTCAAACGCAGTCGAGGTATCACCCTTAACTCCGCCCATCGCCGCACCAAGAGCCGCCTTCATAAGGATGAGGTCTTCCTGACGACGAAACTTGTTCATGCTGTTCTGCATTTTCGGGGCTTTCAGGTCAACGGCAATCTGCTCGATGTCCTGCCAGTCAACAAAGAATCCGTCGTCGAAGAAGGACCGGGTTACTTTGCGGTTGCCATAATCGGCTTCACTCACCGGGCTGTCACCAAACCGAGTTTTACGCTCAGTCGGAAGGCCGCCTCCACCGAATACGGGATAAATGCCAGATTCACGGTAAGGCATTGTGCCGAACTGCGATCCGACGAGGGTCACTTTGTCGCGAAGCTTCCCGCCAGCAAGTTCCACATTCGTGTAGAAATTCTGACCAAAGCTTTTGACCTGAAGATTACTGATCTGTTGGTCTGCCATGATATTCTCCTTTGTTGGAGTTCGTTATTCAATCTCTCAATCGGCTAACGAGTGTCCTGCAACCAGCAGGGTCAACGCCTAGGTTTTAAGCCTCTCGGCTCGTCCTTAGCGAAGGCTCCAACAAGGAGGTATCTTCTCTGAACGCCTTATTTAGATTCTATCTCAATAAGATTGTCAACTGTTTTATTTCATTTTTGATAAAAGATTTGTTTTCGCCGCCATTAACTCACGATACTCAGGAGTATTCCGGTCGGTTTTCATCATCTTTACATTGATGTCACGCATCTGTGCTTCTGCACTTTCGGAGGTGTGCGTCATATTCCCCTCAATCAGACGGTCTTCCCCGAAGGCCGGGGCCACCTTGTTAAGCAACGCCGTCAGAAGCTTCGGATTGTTGCCAATCGGCTTGGCAAAGTCTTCGTCCGTAAGCTCAAGCTCTTTCGTCAGCAGGGTCTTTACGGTCCGAAGGTTCTTGTCGTAGGAGTCACCCTTCCAAGCATCTCTCAGTGCCTGTTCTGCGGCCTGCTTTTCGGCTTCTGCGGCCTGTGCCTGCTTCTGAGCGTGCTCTACCCATAGGTCGGTCTCAAACTGCGCCAGAGGACCGGCAAACTTCTCAGGAAGACCAAGCTCATGTGCTACCTTCCTGAACCGCTCAATGCCCTCTGTGCCCATCTCAAAGCCTTCAGGGAGCTTAATCTCAAGCTTGTAGTCCTCAGCCTTCTCTGGAACTCCGAAATGCTTGTTGCGCTCGGCAACCACGGCGGGATTGTCTGATTCAAGATACTCGGAGACTTTCTTGCCAATGAGTGATTCTGCTCCAATCTTTGCTTTGAACAAATCAGCAACGGTTGAGTGTTTTTTTATCGCTGAATGGTCGCGGATGTCTTCAGGCAGGAACTTTTCGAACCCGTCAACAAACTTTCCTTCCGCATCAGCAATGAATTTCACTTCAGTCTGCGTCACGTTCTCGGGCGTATCAGGCTGAGGTGTCGGCTCTACGACCGGCTCAGGTGTCTGGATGTCTTCACTCATTGATTTCTCCTTCATTTACCAGCGCGATTATGTATTCGCGCAGGTTGGTTAAAGCGGCACATGCCGCCAGTTCGTGGTGTGGCAGTCTGAAGTCCAGACCCCCCTCACCGCCAATAAGACTGTTGATAAAAGTTATCAGGTCTTTGTAAACAATCTGCCCTTTTGAGTCGCCGAATACTGACTTGTAGCAGGAAACAAGTTCGGCCGCTGTGAGCGGTTTTTCTTCCCGCTTCTGAATATCACGTTTGATTTTCATCATAATCCTTTCATTATCATGTCAGCCGGAGACCCTTCTTCTGGTTTCTTGCTCGCCATGTTCATCCCATGCGCCAGCTCTGGCAGTTGCTGCATGGACTGTTGCTGTGCGGCGGCTTGCGCTTCGGCTTGCCGTTCTGCGTCTACATCTTCCTGCGACCTGAGAACGGTCATCGGAGCGTTTGAGTTATACCATGTCTGCTTGAATAGCCCGTCAAAGTTGATGTTCCTGAATCCCTCTTGCGCTTGCGGAATGTACCGAGCCACCTCCGCAAACATATTCATCACGCTGAACGCGCCTTGAGTCTCAAAGCTCATTGTCGCAAGACTCAACGGACCAAGATATTCGATCTTGAATCGCGGATCGTCCATGAGTTCACCCGGCATTGGGGGAAGCATCCCGGCTTCATTCGCCAGATACCATACATAAGTCATCATCGGAGTGACAACCTCATCGAGATACCGACTCGCAAACGGAGCAAGACTCATCATGTCAGTAGACTGCCTGACTTGGACTTCATACGCCGTCATGTTCCGGTACTCGTCCAGCGGCCTGAACAGGTGGTTGAAGAACGCTCTTTTGACGTTCTCTTCGTGCATGTCGAACATCTCTTTCGCCATTGCAGGGTTGCCATTGTCCTGTAACCTTTGAGGCGCACCGCTGGTTACGCGGTATTTTATCATCGCACCAGCCCGATTAGAGAGGCCGCGGACTGAATCATCGTCCGGCACGAGCCATTGTGGATTAGAATTGAGTTCAGCCGTGGCAATCAGTGAGCGGTAGATTACATTGGTCCTGCGGGTTGTGCCCAGGACCATCATCATCGGGGACCACCCGTAGGTGTCGTTATTCCCTACCGCAAAGCGTCCAATGAAGTACGGAAGAAACTTATATCCGCCCTCTTTTAATAGCTTTTTACCCTGCTTGCAGACATACACCGAAGCAAACGGCATGTTCTTTTTGTCTGTTTTTCTGGGGTCATAATCTTTGCGCGGATGTACGATATGATACACAGTGTACTTCTTGGGCTTCGTCTGCTCTTCCATGATATGGCCCATGTCCGCTTCGCGAAGCACGTCTTCACCAAACTCTTGAATCATCTGCCGAGAATCGAGGGTCAGCTCCCTGCCCACGGTGTCCACTTTCCCCTTGTGGTTCAGCGCAATCCGAAACGTCCCCACCCTGAATGATCTGAAATTGATGCCTGAATCATCATCCGGCTCAACGTACAGGCAGTTCGTCCCAAACGGACCAATGTCCAGTAGAGCCTCTTGGCTCTCTTGGGTGAAGTTTGATTCAATGAGAATCGAATGGATGATGCGGCTCGACTCTTCGAACCATCTGGCAACTGAATCCTGTGCGTTGATCTTTGGATCAGGATGTTTGAACTTACCCCACATTGAGCCGGACGGGAAGAGACGTGAATGGAATCCTGTTGCAAAGTTGTAGTTTGCCTCAATACAGGTGTCAATCATCCGCTGGACAGGCTTCTCTGTGCCCTCAACGTTTACCCGAAGAACATTGTCCTTAGATGGCAGGCACCAGTCAGCACATTCCTGCCAGATATTCTTCCAGTTATCAATCGACCCGGAAGCTCCCAGTTGCTCCCACTTTTGAACATACTGACTTCCGTCCATAATTTTACCCCAATACAGTTGCGCCACCCGGAGAAACCTGTTCAGTCAGTACCGTAGACTGTACACCTGCGCGGGTTTTTGCTTTTTTCTTTTGTGCCATGACTTCTTGCTGTACATCCATAGATGTCTCAGTCGGCGGCGGAGCCGGTGCCGGTGCCGGTTTAGGTGTTTTTGCGCCTCCCATAATGTCCTCCTTTAAATAAAGGGCGGTTTGCAGTCCCGCCCGTTCAGGTTTAGTACCCGATGATTTCAAACATGAGTTTCCTCATAGGGCCTCTAGCTTCCGTAGCAATGTTTCGGTTTCATACACCTTGAGTCGCCCGTTGTTTCTTCTGAATGCTACGTACTCCAGTCGAAACGGTATTAAATCCAATACCCTTCTCAAGTTTCCAACATAGACATAAATGTACCACGCCCTCTTTGTCAAGCGTTTTTTAGATTGAATCTCAATAAGGTCTTCAACCGTCGCCATGACAAAGCAATCTTCCCCGGAGTACACCCAGCCGTTATTTAGATGAAATCTCAACTGTTCATCGAAATCATCGCCCCATGCCTCTGCCATTTCTTTTGCTTTCATGACAGGTTTCATACAATTACCCAGTCGTCATTAAGGATATGCGACTCCGTTTCTCTGCGCCATCGCTCTTCTTCGGTAAGATATTCTTCTATCAACCCAAGCCGCTTTGCCATCGTCGCCGCCCTGAGAACATCCGCCCCGTGAGAAAATTCATCGTGGATCGGCTTCCCGGTCTTTACGTTTCTTGAGTAGTTTTCTGCACATATGATTAAATCTTTGGCTTTTGTCTTGTCGAAACTCCAGTGCCGCATCTCTCTGCGGGTGAACTCAATGTCTCTTCCTGTCTCTTGGGTCTTTGGAATGGTTCGAATCTCTAACCCGTATTCCATCCTAATATATTCAGGAAGGTTTTGTCCTGTCTGGATGTTTGCCCTCCGCGCATCGTGCGGCATGTAGTGCCCTGCATACACATAGGGCTTGCCCCTGACTATATCCAGATGGTCTTTAATCTGCCCGCCAGCACGCTGATAGTAGTCTACCCACCTCAATTCATCGCCCTGTTTCTGGACAAACCCTATAGCTGTAAAGTCGTTGTCTTCTTTGGCCCCGCCTAAGTCCCAGAACGTAAATACCGGCATCCTCGCATCAAAGAGGCCGTCTTTAATCTTCCCGGCTCCGTGCAGGTATTTCATCTCCCTTCCGTAATACTCCGTGCCTACCGTACTTACCGCCCTGTTCATGTATTCTTGCATCGCATAGGCAAAAGAAATCAGCCCGCTGTCTATCATGTCCTGAATGTTCTTATAAGGCTCCCCGTCGTTCGGGTTGATTTTTCCTATAAGCTCAGGATTGATGTTGATCCCGTCTTCCGGGCTCACCCATGCGTATTGTTTCGTGACTTCCGGGTCCAAGTGCTGCACAAACCACCCCGGTCTTCCTTTGTTTCCCTCCATCAGCTCGTAAAGCTTGTTCGCTTTCCCGCGTAACGTCCCGTTCATCCACAGTAAAGCATTCCCTTGCGTCAAAATCGGGGAAATAAAGTCTGTAACTTCCGTCTTGTGCAGTGAAAATTCCGATAACACGTACAAATATCCGCCCTGTCCCACGAAATCGAGGTTGTCAGTCCCGCCAAAATTGATGACACTCCCGTTTTTCAGGGTGATCCGTACGTCTTTCACGTTCTTCTGGGCAACAATCTCCGGCGGTATCAATATATCAATCAGCCGCCCGCTCTTTTCTCCGATCGTCACCACATTATTCCACAATGCACGCTCTGCCCATGCCCGCGTCGGGAATAAATAGTAGTAGTTCCCTACCCTTTGCATGGCCCGCATGACGCATCCAGAGAGCATTGAGACGTCTTTCCCGTGTCTGCGCGGCCATGTAATCAGAATGTTGCTCACTCCCCTGCTCACCGCATTGAAGTACCCCATCTGATACCAGTACGGCTTAAGTTGCGGAAGCAGTATCTTGTTCATCTTCCTCTGTTATTCTTAAGAAGGCTATTCAAGCCGATAATTACCGGCAAAGTGCTGATTACCAACAAGCTCCACTGCAACTCAAAGGCAAGCCCGGCTGTCATCTTTACAAACCAAACAACAAGGACAGGAGAAAATGCCGCTAACACTAAGAACGATATTGCCAGAAACATTTCTTTGTTAGTCATCTTCTTCACCTTCTTTAAATTCCGTCTCAATAAGACCAGAATCACTCTTCCCATTCTCCCATCCAACCAAACAAAAATCCACTATCTCTACCAAGATGTCCTGAGTCTTGCTGTCTAACCCGCATAACGTAATGTACCGGTCCATCTCTTGCGGTGTTATCTCCCCCGCTTTCGCACGACCATCCAGCATCTCAATCACTAATTCACGCCGCTCAGCATCCGTTAATTTCCGCCCGACCATCGGCTCTTTCTTCGCTATCGCAAATATCTTGCCGCATAATGTCCAAATGCTCTTGTTAAACAATTTCTTGTCAACTATTTCTACCCCTTTGATCCCATCCTTAATCACTTTGTCCAGCTCTTCGCTCGTCATCTGTTCCCCCTTTAAAACCGGATGCAGGATTCAGGGGTCCGGTAACTCCCCAGAAAGGATCGGGTCTCGCACCCGTATGACATCCTGCTGTCACAGATGATGCAACCCTTCTACCTCTCTCTAATCTAATTGTCAAATTTTTTGTTTGCCATGCGTCAATACTTCACAGGTCCATACACACATACCCCGTTTTTCCACGGCGCGGGTGAGACTTCAAACTATCTCCTTAATAAACCTTTGACCTCCGATGGCACCCCCCTTTGATGCCCCCCTATATCCAGACAAGCGGCCGAACGGCAACGGGATGGTTAACGTCGCATAATAAACAGTTGGGCGTTGGTGCCTTGCATGAGGTAGAGCACACGGGAACAGCCGCTTGTCCTTGCGTATAGTCCGCTTGACCGCCTGACACTATTGTGCTACTCCATGATTCACCACACGGTGAGAGGGTCGCACCCTGATTTGCGCAAGTTGTTTAACTGCAACAACTTAATTTTCGGGCAGTACTTGGCACTATTATGCTACTCACAGTCAGACAAACAGGCAATCTTGCCGGTCTGTCCGGCGCAACACGTTGCGACTCAATGCTTTGCACCAGATTTACAGGTTATCAGGGGCTTTCAGGGGCTTCCCGGTTCCGGCGCCAGCTGGCGGGAAGGTTGACCTTAAACCGGCCTGAATTGGCCCGCTTCCATGCTGTTTTAGGGGTGTTATAACAGTGTTATATCATCATTATAACCAATAGGGACGGGGGTTTGTGGGGCATT